CATGAGAGAATTTCCAACCAACTTAATGGAGAGATAAATGGAAACAGGAATTAAATTTGACACAGGCAAGCCAGAGTATGGGCTTATACCACCCAACGCCTTGGAAGAGATAGCCAAGGTGCTAACCTATGGCGCACAGAAGTACAGCCGTGACAACTGGAAGCAGGTGCCTGACAAAGAGCGCCGCTACTTTGATGCTATGCAACGCCACATCTGGGCACATAGACGAGGCGAAGTCAATGACCCTGAGACAGGCATGAATCATTTAGCACACGCTGCCTGTTGTATTCTTTATCTTGCAGAGTTTGATCTATCACCTGAGTTTAAACCTGCTGAGCGTAAAAAAGTTATCGTAAGGAGGTACATCAAATGATCATTCAATACATAATGGATAAGATTAACAGCCTTAAAGCCAACGCATTTGACGGTGTGGATTACCAACATGACCGTGACTTTAGTCGGCTTAAGAATCAAGGGGAGCGTGTATATAGGTTCGTACAGAATGGTGAGTGGACAACGCTGCGTGAGATCTCTGCTGCTACAGGCGCACCTGAAGCTAGTGTTAGCGCACACTTACGAGACCTACGCAAGCCTAAGTTTGGTGGGCATACAGTGGAGAAGAAGTATGCAGGCAATGGTCTATATCAGTACCGAGTTATCTTTGCTGACGTTACAGAAGATACACAACAAACCTTAAAATTTTAGGAACAATTATGACAGTAAAGCTTGTATGGTCAACACCCAAGGGTGAAGAACTTATTGCCTACATGGCACGGGTGTCAAACCCCAACAACCAAGACAACCCTGAGACAGCACCTAAGCTGTTGAAATACTTGATAAGAAATAAACATTGGTCACCATTTGAGATGGTCAATGTCTGTATGGAAATAAAATGCACCCGTGATATTGCACGACAGATCCTACGTCACCGAAGCTTCAGCTTCCAAGAGTTTAGCCAACGCTATGCAGAAGCATTTGATTGGGAGTTTGGTGAGGCACGGATGCAGGATGAGAAGAACCGACAGAACAGTTTACCCACGCAAGACCGTGAGCTTGAGCGGTGGTGGCATGATCAACAAGCTAGCCTCACAGCACAGGCAAGAGGTGTGTATGGTGCCGCACTGAATGCAGGCATTGCCAAAGAGGTTGCTCGTAAGGTGTTGCCAGAGGGACTGACAATGTCCACCATGTACATGAACGGGACGTTGCGTAGCTGGATGCACTACCTTGACATTCGCTGTAACATGGCAACACAGAAGGAACACAGGGTAGTGGCAGAGCAGTGCCTTGGTGTGTTGGTTAAAGAGTTCCCCTCTCTGTTTAATCTTCCCTCCGATGCATGGTCAGAAAGGATTGTGTGATGTTAAAAGCAGATGGGTTTGATTCAGCAGCCATAGGTACGGCGTATGTGCGTAACAATGATGTGCTTGTGTACTCAGTAGAGAAGTGTCTGGATGTGCTGATGCAACAAGGCATGACGATGGACGAAGCAGTGGACTACTTTGAGTTTAATGTGAGCGGTGCTTACGTTGGTGAAAGCACACCCATCTTTGTGTATGATTTAATGGGAGAGTTAGATGAAGGTTGATATCAACGACATTCTCAGTGAGGATTTTCAAGACATAATTGTCACCAAAGAATTAAAAAGAATTCATGGTTATATGAGAGAGTATCTAGAAAAGTATGAGGAAAAAGATCATGGGTTCATAGCTATATTCTCTACTGATGAAGAGGAAGACAAGGCGCAGATAGAAACAATGAGGGAGGCGCTTGAAATCTTGCTAAAGTATTATGGAGAAGAAGTATGAACGAAATGCAACAAGAAGAACGTGATGCTGAACTACGGGCGTATGTTAAAGAGTTTTTTGAAGGATATTTAAACCGTGTAGAGGAGAGTGATAACGGGAAAGAGTTTAACCCAATTACTATAAGCTGTTGTAGAGCGCTTATGCTAGAACCGCTGAACAATCTACTAAACAGAATGGCTGAATTGTCTGGAGCAGAAAGGAAGAACACATGACTGATACTATTGGAACATCAAAAGTAACATTAATCCGTGAGAACGAGGATGGTAGTGCAGACTTTCAATGCAACTTTTCACCAGAGGAATTAGATGCGTTGACTAGACTAGGTATATTAACCGCAATACAGGCGGGGATTGAGGATGCTAAAAAGCTAGACCCAGAAACATATAAAGACTGGCATAGTGAATTTGACCCTGAAGAACATGACCGATAAGATTAGTGGTGATGGTGTGGCAATGGTAGACCACAGCTACTACTGGCGTCCATTAGAGACAGCACCTCATGGTGTTAAGCTGCAACTGCTTAGCATCTACGGCGTGGCGTCTTATGGTTCGCTATCACCATCTATAATTGAAGAGGGCTTCTGGTCAGCATGGGCACCACTACCTAAGATAAAGAAAGAAAACAAATGACGTTTGCATTATTGCATCAACCGTGCGCTAACTGTAAGAGCAGTGACGGCCTCAGCTACAACGAAGACGGAAGTAGTATGTGCTTTGCTTGTAACGAATACACACGCCCTCCTGAAGATGAAGAATTTATTTTGCCTGTTAAGAAAGAGAAGCCTGTGAACGAAGCCTACCTGAAGCACTTGACCGATGGCAACACTGTGTCCATTACAGAGCGCCGCATCAGCCGCAACACAGCAGAGAAGTTTGGTGTGGTGCGTGATGGAGATCATTACTATTTCCCTTACTATACGCCGGCGGGTGACGTCACTGCCGCCAAGGTGAGGGGTGTTAAAGAAAAGACATTCGCCAGTGAAGGACAGTGGAGCAAGGGCACCTTGTTTGGACAGCAACTGTTCACCAGTGGTGGTAAGTATCTTACTATAGTTGAGGGAGAGTTTGACGCCCTTGCTGCTTTCCAATTAACAGGTAGCAAGTACCCCGTCGTGTCCATCCGCAACGGTGCAACCAGTGCGCTCAAGGATTGCAAGGCACAGTATGAATGGATTGATTCCTTTGAGAACATCGTCATCTGCTTTGACAACGACAAGCCGGGTAAGGATGCGGCAAGAGAAGTGGCTGAGTTGTTTGGTGCTAAGAGTAAGATCTTTAAACACGAAACAGATTACAANGATGCTTGCGATTATTTAGCTGAGAGCAAGGAGGCTTTGTNTGTACAGCAATGGTGGAGGGCTGAGGCNTACACCCCTGANGGTATTGTTTCAGGCACCAGCTTNTGGGACTTGGTATCACAGCCGCTTGAACCAGCACAGTGTCAGTACCCTTGGGTAGGACTGAACGAATTAACTTATGGTATTCGGTACGGTGAGTTGGTGACGATAACTGCCGGAAGCGGATTGGGCAAGAGTCAACTGTTGCGTGAGATCGTATGGCACTTGTTACAACATACCAAAGACAACGTTGGCTTGATGTTCTTGGAAGAAAGCATTCGTAAGACAGGCTTGTCGCTCATGAGCATGGCGGCTAATGTACCTATGCACCTGCCTGACACACCCACCAGTGATGCAGAACGCAAGACGGCATATGACGCAACGCTAGGCACAGGTCGTGTGTTTTTGTTTGATCACTTCGGTAGCACCAGTGTTGACAACATCGTTAACCGTGTGCGCTACATGGCTAAGGCAATGAACTGCAAGTATATCTTTGTTGACCACATATCCATCATTGTGTCAGCACAGGAGAGCGGCGATGAGCGCAAAGCGATTGACGAAATAATGACAAAGCTTCGTATGCTTGTACAGGAAACCGACATTGCTTTGTTTGCTGTGTCCCATCTGAAGCGTCCTGAAGGACGAGGCCATGAGGAAGGGGCAGCTACATCACTGGCACAGCTACGAGGCAGTGGATCTATTGCACAGCTAAGTGACATTGTTATTGGCGCTGAACGTAACGGTCAAGCTGATGACCCTATTGTTCGCAACACAACCCACGTGCGTGTGCTGAAGAACCGCTTCAGTGGACAGACAGGACCTGCTTGTCACTTGCTCTATACCAAAGAGACAGGTAGAATGCTGGAGTACAACGAGCCAGAAGAAGACGAACAAACATTTTAAGGAACAAGATGCGGGTCTACTTAGACATAGAAACAAACCTTGCACACGACACCATATGGATGTGCGCCACTAAGAAAGGTGACGAGGTGTTGGTGTGGAGAGATGCAGATAACTTACAGGAGTATTTAAATGGATTTGTTTTGGTTGCTCATAACGGCATCGGCTTTGATTTTCCTCTACTAAAAAAACTGTGGGGCATAGAAGTTGCTGATGACTTACAACGGGACACGTTGGTGATGTCTCGGTTATACAATCCTGAACTACTAGCACCTGAAGGTAGCAAAGCTAAGCCGCACAGTCTTGAAGCATGGGGCTTACGCCTCGGTGATTACAAGGGTGGCTTCACAGACTTTGATGCTGGCTACAGCAAAGAGATGGAAGACTACTGTGTACAAGACGTACACGTGTTAGAGAAGCTAGACCTGATGCTGGAGCAGACAATGCAAGAGCTGAAGTTTAGCGAGGAAAGTATTGTTATTGAGCATAAGGTTGCTCAGATTTGTAAGGGAATGGAACGCAATGGATTTGCACTTAACATTGAGAAGGCTCAGGTCTTGCTGGCAACTTTGTCAGGTGAGATGGTGGATATTGAAACTGAATTTCAAACTGTTTTTCCTCCGATCATTACGGAACGTATTAGCGAAAAGACCGGGAAGAAATTAAAAGATAAAGTTACAGTCTTTAATCCGGGTAGTCGTAAGCAGATTGCTGAACGTCTTATTAACAAGGGTGTGAAGCTAACAAAGAAGACAGAGAAGGGCAGCTTCATCATTGATGAGAAGGTGCTGGAAGGTATTGATCTACCAGAGGCTAAGATCTTTGGGCGCTACCTGATGATTCAGAAACGTGTAGCTGCTGTCAGTAGCTGGCTTGATCTTGTTGGTGATGACGGTCGTGTGCATGGGCGAATCATAACTAATGGTGCTGTCACTGGCAGAGCTACACACAACACGCCTAACATGGGGCAGGTGCCAGCAGTGGGTAAGCCTTATGGCGCTGAGTGCAGGGCTATGTTTGGTGTTGCTCCCGGCATGGTGCAGGTTGGTGTTGACTTATCTGGGATTGAGCTGAGATGTCTTGGGCATTATCTTAATGATCAGGAATGGATTGATGAGCTTTTAAAAGGTGACATCCACTGGTTCAATGCACAAAGCTTTGGGCTTGTGGCTAAAGGCACTGTCAAAGATGACAGCAACCCTGAGCATAAGACAGCCCGTAACCGTACCAAGACGCTGACATATGGTGTGTTGTATGGAGCAGGTGCAGCTAAGGCCGGGTCTATTGTTGGAGGCAACAGCACACATGGTAAGAGATTGATTGATAGCTTTGTTAATAACACACCGGGGCTTGCCGCATTGAAGACAAAGATATCTAAGTTTGCAAAGAAGGGACACTTACCCGGACTTGATGGACGTAGGGTTTGGATTCGTAGTGAACACGCTGCATTAAATACTTTGTTGCAATCTGCAGGTGCAATCATTGCCAAGCAGTGGTTGATTGAATGTGACAAAGCATTGACTGAAGCTAATGTTCCTGCGAAGTTAATGGCGTGGGTGCATGATGAGGTGCAGTATGAAACAGCACCAGAAAATGCAGACACATTAAAAGAAATTGTAGAAAAAGCTGCCACAAAAGCAGGCATTGTGCTACAATTTAGATGTCCTGTTGATGCCGAAGGAAAGATCGGAATTAATTGGTACGAGACTCACTGAGTCATTTTGTTTTTGATTGGAGTTTATTATGAGTGAAGAAAAGCAACGCATTAAGATTAATGCTGATGTGTATTGGGCACAGTTGAATAAAGTTAATGATATGTCAGGAAAGTATCAAGTTAACTTGTGTAACCTATCTGATAAAGCAGCTGATGCTTTGGAATCTATGGGTCTATCTATTCAGGAAGACGCCGAGAAGAAAGCAGACATGGGTAAGTACGTTACTTGTAAGAGTAACAGACCTATTCGTGCGTATGATACGGATGGCGAGGAGCTTGATACGCTCATTGGTAACAAGAGTCGTTGCAAAGCGCTTGTCAGTACGTATGATTGGACACACAAAAACAAGAAAGGTAAAAGCCCTTCGTTGTTGAAGCTGGTCATCACAGACTTGGTTGAGTTTGCTGGTGGTAACGAGATGAGCGCTGACGAAGAAGCTCTGTGATTGCCCTGCTTGACAGCGATATCCTTGCCTACCGCATTGGGTTTGCCTGTGAAGCAGAGAGTGTCGGTCTTGCTCTTTCTAGATTAGATAAGATCATCACCGACATTCTTCTAGACTGTGATCATGGAGACTTCTTCTATGATGAGTGGAAGCTTTTCTTAACTGGTAGTAATAACTTCAGGAAAGAGATAGCAACCACCGCAGTCTACAAAGGCAACCGCACTGCGCCTAAGCCGCAACATCTACCTGCTTTACGTAAGCATATGATTGAGCAGTGGGGAGCAGTGGTGGCAGAGGGGGAAGAAGCTGATGACGCAATAGCGATTGAAGGAACTAAGTATGGTGATTCATGTATTATGATATCGCTGGACAAAGACTTTGATCAGATACCCGGATGGCATTACAACTTTGTAAAGAAGAAACACTACTATGTAGATCAAGCACAGGGTGATCGTTTCTTTTATACACAGATACTCACTGGCGATAAGGCAGATAACATCATAGGTTTGTTTAGGGTTGGTCCTGTTAAGGCTGCGAAGCTATTAGAAGAGACAACAACTGTTAAAGAAATGTATGATGCTTGTGTCAAAGCCTACGATGGTAATGCTGACAGGGTGATAGAAAATGCAAGACTTTTATGGCTAAGAAGATATGACAACGAATTATGGGAACCTCCCGCAGACTAACCTAGAAGGTGATGACGTTGTTATTGTCTTACGTCCTAAAAAGAAAGATGGTGAGTGGACAGGCTTGTATGACATTATCCAGTCAGTGGTGGAGCCATCCACACTGGCAGGGAAAGATGCGTACAGTGTTGCGTTCACTAGCTTGCTCATGGCTTTGTTACCTCAGTACCTCAGCGAAGATGAAGACTTCAATGACCACTACATAGAGTACATTTTTGCTGAACACGCTGATCTTGTAGAACAGTTATTAGAGAAGCACAACCTTGTTAAAGATATGTTGCAAGGATTTACTGGAAAGTTACATTGATATGAAAGTAGTTATTAAATTCTCCTTGACTGTTGAGGAAGCAGATCTCCCGATCTCTTTCCTTGATGATCAATACTTTGCTGAAGTGTTACGAGAGAACATTGAAGATGTTTTTTTAGGAGCTGACATCTCTGACTTCACAATTGAAGATGTCACAGTGGATGTAAAGGGAGAATGATATAGCTGCGAAGAAGAAACCAGTAGAGAAACCGTACAACGGTGGTACTTGGACAGCCTCTCGTATGACCAGCTTTATCAAGGGAGGCTTACGAACCCTGTCAAGGAAGTGGCCTCAGAAGTACGAAGCAATTAGCTTGGCTAATGTAGGTAGGCGGTTTGATCCGAAGACAGGTAAAGAAAGTTATCGCTACAAGTGTGCTGCCTGTGGTAATATCTTTAAGTCAACGGAGATTCAAGCAGATCACATTGATCCTGTAGTGTCGGTGGAAGATGGATTTATTGATTGGAATGAATATATCAAGAGGCTGTTCTGTGAGGCGGACAACTACCAAGTTCTTTGTGTAGCTTGTCACGGAGTTAAGACCGACAATGAGCGTAAGCAGAGGAAAAAGAAATGAAGATAGAAATTGATGATGAGTATGCAGATGAGGTGGTGGCAGCAATACTGCGTGAGATCTACGTTGATTCTTTATATGAGATCAAGATGGACGATAGACACACAGATGATCTAGAATGTTTAGAGGAGCTTATCATTCATATCCCTCCTGTGCTTTCCTACCTCATGCCAACAGGAGCTTACGAAGAGTTTATGCAACGTGTTAAGGAGATGAAAGAAAATGATTGATGTAGATGACTACCAAGTTAAGGCAATGAAGTTTCGTTTGCCCTCAGCCAATGGAACCTATGCGTTATTAAACCTCGCTGGTGAGGCCGGAGAAGCCCTTAGCTTGGCAGCAAAGTTTATTAGGGATGGTGACCAGTACCCTGAAGACTATCGTAAGAGCATGAAGAAAGAACTAGGCGACATCATGTGGATGGTAGCTGCTGTCGCTAAGGATCACGGCCTGTTAATGTCTGATATTTGCCGAGGAAATCTGGACAAATTGCAGAGCAGACAGGACAGAAATGTCATAAATGGTAGTGGCGATGAGCGCTAATTTGTGCTATAACTAAACTCCACCAGCAGCTTCGGCTGCTTTTTTAATCACTAATACAAAGGTACTAATGTCTATAACAATTGACCCCTCTCGTGATAGCTTATTTGATACTTTAGGACTACAACGTCTTAGAGAAAGCTACATGATGGAAGAAGAAACAAGCCCTCAAGAAAGGTTCGCTTATGTATCACAAGCTTTCTCCTCTAATCCTGAACATGCTCAGCGGCTTTACGAGTATAGCTCTAAGCATTGGCTGTCTTATAGCACTCCCATTCTTTCTTTTGGGCGCAGTAAGCGTGGCCTACCTATTAGTTGCTTCCTCAATTACATGGATGATAGCGCAGAAGGTTTGGTCAATAACCTGTCTGAGACTAACTGGCTTTCAATGCTTGGAGGTGGTGTTGGTGTCCACCTTGGTATTCGTAACAGTGACGATAAATCTACTGGGGTGATGCCCCACCTTAAGATGTATGATGCAAGCTCTCTGGCATACCGTCAGGGGCGCACACGGAGAGGAAGCTATGCTGCATTCTTGGATGTTAGTCACCCTGACATTACTCAGTTTTTGGAAATGCGTAAACCTACTGGGGATCAAAATCTACGCACCCTCAACCTCAATCATGGTATTAATATCAGCGATAAGTTCATGGATATTATTGAGGTATGCATGAAAGACCCAGAGGCCAATGATGACTGGCCTTTGATTAACCCTGCTAACGGTGAAGTGGCTGAGGTGGTGAGCGCTAAAGGGCTGTGGCAGAAGATGCTTGACCTGCGTATGCAGACAGGTGAGCCATACTTCATCTTCATTGACACCGCCAACCGAGCCATGCCTCAGTGGTTACAGGATAAAGGACTGAAGATCAACGGATCTAATCTGTGTACTGAAATCTTCTTGCCTACAAGTGCTGATCGCACAGCAGTATGCTGCTTGTCTAGCCTTAACTTGGAGTACTATGATGACTGGAAAGAGGTGGAGAAATTTATCCCAGATGTTATGGAGATGCTTGATAACGTTCTTCAATATTTTATTGATAACGCCCCTAATCATATTCACCGGGCTATTCTTTCTGCTACCGCTGAGAGGTCTGTTGGACTGGGCACTCTAGGATTCCATGCCTACCTACAGAAAAACAATTTACCTATTGATGGTGTGATGGCAAAGCTCACCAACAAAGATATCTTTAGCCACATTAAAAAGGAGTGTGAACGTGCAGACGCTGATCTTGTTATTGAAAGAGGGCCTTGCCCGGATGCAGCTAGCGCTGGTATGCTGCGTAGGTTTAGCCACCATATGGCTATTGCTCCCAATGCTTCTTCCAGTCTTATTATGGGTAACACTTCGCCATCCGTGGAACCGTATAGAGCAAATGTTTTTAGGCAGGATACCTTAAGTGGAGCATTTGTATACCGCAACCGCTTCCTTACTAAACGCCTTGCTGATCTTGGTATGGACGATGATGACACTTGGTCTTCTATTATTGCCCACGATGGTAGCATCCAGCATCTGGATGTCCCAGAAGATCTGAAGGAAGTATTTAAGACAGCAATGGAGATTGACCAGCGATGGTTGGTGGAGCTGGCAGCAGATCGCCAAGCCTTTGTGGACCAAGGCCAGAGTATTAATCTATTCTTCCAACCAAACACAACCATTGCCTACCTACATGCTGTACATTTTATGGCGTGGAAGCAGGGGCTGAAGAGCCTGTATTACCTACGCTCTGACAAGGTGCGTAAGGCTGATAAGGTGGGGGCGCAGATCCAGCGCCAACGTATTGAAGAAACAATTGACATGACAGCCATTGCTAATGGTGAAACATGTCTAGCATGTGAGGGTTGATGATGAAGATGCTTAAATTTTATGCACAGTGGTGCGCTCCATGTAAAGCACTAAGCCTTGTTATGGAGAAGGTCAATCATAATATTCCTGTGGGGTATATTGATATTGAAAAGGAAAGAGATGTTGCTGTTTACTACGGCGTTAGATCTGTTCCTTTGTTGCTGTTGATAGACGAGAACGATAATATTATTAACCGTCACAACGGTGCGATGACTGAAGATGAGTTTAAGAAATTTATAAAGGTAAAAGATGACTAACAAAAAACCACAACTAACTGAAGATCGCAACACATTCAAGCCGTTCAAGTACCCTTGGGCATATGATGCTTGGCTTCAGCATGAGCAGAGCCACTGGCTGCACACTGAGGTGCCTATGGGTGAAGACCTGAAAGACTACCAGAATAAACTGAAGAAGGAAGAGAAAGAATTCCTTACAAAGATCTTACGCTTCTTTGTACAAGGGGACTTGGACATTGGTGACGGCTACTACACCCATTACCTGCCTGTGTTTAAGCAGCCAGAGGTGCGGATGATGATGTCAGGCTTTGCTGGTCGTGAAGCCCTACACGTTGCTGCTTACGCCCACCTGATTGAGACCCTAGGCTTGCCTGAGAAGACCTACAACGAGTTCCTACAGTACGGTGAGATGGTGGAGAAGCATGACTACTACCAGAACCTAGGCGATGCACCAATGGCAGAGAAGATTGCCACGATTAGCGCCTTTGGTGAGGGGATGCAGCTGTTCTCTAGCTTTGTTATGTTGCTCAACTTCGCCCGTCACGGCAAGCTTAAGGGACTAGGTCAGATCATTGCTTGGTCCATCGTGGATGAGACGCAACACGCTGAGGGTATGATCAAGGTGTACCGTGATTGGGTTAAACAGAACCCAGAAGAAAGCAGCAGTGACCGCATCAAAGAGATTGCTCAAGAGATGGTGGCGCTGGAAGACAAGTTCATTGACCTCGCCTTCGGTATGTACGAGGTTGAAGGACTGACAGCAGAGGAAGTAAAAGAATACATCCGCTACATTGCTGACCGTCGCTTGATCAGCATGGGCATGAAGGGTGTGTTCAAGATTAAGAAGAACCCTATGCCTTGGGTTGATGGAATGCTTGGTGTTAGTCACACAAACTTCTTTGAGCAGCGTGTCACAGATTATTCTAAAGGTGCCACTAAAGGTACATGGGATGATGTGTGGGGTAAGGCAGCTTAATGTGTTACAATATTTCTTTTTGAAAGCTTTTTATGATACGATTTGCACTAAGGCAAGGTATTGGATTTGACATTGAATACAATGATGAAATCTGTTATATTGCTATAGGAGAAGACGGTCGTGAAATGATGTTGGGATTTAATGGCATGATCATTAAACTCCCTTTCATTCAGATTGATTGGGGTGAGATGTATGAATTGGAGATTAATCAGAAATGAGCGATAACAAACCAAGAGTTTCGTACCAGTTTAAGGAAGGACACTATGCCTTCTTTAAAGGTAAAATGAATAACCTACATCACCCCGAATCACATCGGGGCAAAGAATGGCAGCGGGGTTTTGACAGAGCCTATTTTGAAAACTTAGATAGGATCACTCGCCATGCAGAACAAAAGGTTTGATAAAGAATTGTTTGACAAGTACGACAAGATGGGACGAGACATTGTCAAATCCTATGTCGGACAGTGGGGCATGGTTGCTGAAGATAACCCTGATAGATACGGTGTAGACCTGAATCTATATGCCGAAGGTAAGCTGGTAGGGGTTGCTGAGGTTGAGGTGCGAAACTCTTGGAAGACTGTAGAGTTTCCTTACGAAGATCTTAATGTACCCCACAGAAAGAAGAAGCTGTTAGAGAATGACATTGACACCTTCTTCTTCTCCATCAATGCTGAAGGGTCTGCCTTGTTCTTCTGTAAAGCAGAAGATGTGCTGTCATCAGAGGTGAAAGAAAGCCGCAACAAGTATGTTTATAAAGGGGAACACTTCTACAAAGTCCCCCTTGATAAGCTTACTCATGTAGCTTTGTAACTGTCCCTAGCTCAATCGGATAGAGCAACAGCCTTCTAAGCTGTAGGTTGCTGGTTCAATTCCAGCGGGGCAGGCCATTACTTCCTGCTAGCCAGTCCACCCTTTGCCAACTTAGAAGCTGCTTCTTGGATGGCTCTGGTGGCTGGTACTCTGTTATCTGATTTACGGATATCATCCATGTTGTCTGCAATCTTACGCAGCAGCTTAGCTCTCTCCACAGACCCCTGCTTCTCTAACACATCTGCAATGTTTCGCAGTGGGGTGGGATACAAAGGTGAAGCAGCCACCCGTGCTGTGTACTGCTGACCCATCCCTGTCTTTGTTGATGTGATCTTTGCAGCTGCAGCGTAGGATTTAAACAATTCACGCACAGCTTTGTATGAATTATTAGCAGCGATCCTCTGCTCTTTCTCTGGGAGTGCTTGGAATTTCTTAGTGTCGTTAGCAACAGCTGCATATGAGTTATACATCTGTATAGCTGCACTACGCTTCTCAGCAATCGGCTCATAATCAGCAAGCTTACTTGCCGCAGACTCATCTGCTTTGTTAATCATCAGCTTGTCTGCTTCAACAAATGCATCCTCTGTTTCATTCATGTTACCTGTGCGAGGTAGAGATAATGGGCGAGTTGATAAGGGGTCACCACTAATGCTCTGAGCAATGACATCCAAGTCTTGATTGTTATAAGCTTCTCTAGGCATGTTTACACGGCTGAACAAGTAGTCAGCATAAGGCATCTTTGTAGAAACAATAGCTGACGGGTCTCTTCCACCAAAAGAACCTGTATTAAATTGCAAGTTTAAGTCTTTGGTGAAAGACGGAGCAGCCACTTCCAGCTCTGTCTGTTTAAACCTTTCTCTTTGTGGTTTAGCAAAACCTGACTTAGCCAATCCTTCTGCTCTATTTGGATTACCGTGGAAGAGTTCAATCGGAGGTGTGTCTTTGTACTTAACACGAAGACGATCTAGTTCCTTTTGTTTCTTCTGTGCAAGATCTTTAAACAATGATCTATCTTTTGCTTTACTTGGGTCAGCTTCTCTTTTATTTAATACTCTAAAGTCACCTTGTGTGATACCAATAACAGAATCTTCAACACCTTCTACCTTTAGCTTAGGGAATCGTTGTGTACGAACCTCACGTATCTGTTCAATCATATCATTACGATCATTCAGATTGTTAATTGTTTTCAACGGACCTTTGATTGCACGGTCGGACACCATAACAACAGGCTCTTCATCAACAGGCTGCATCAAACCTTTAGTAGTTGGCGGAGCTTCGGCTTCCTTCTGTGCAACAGTCTTGGTAAAGTCGTAGGCACCTTCATCATCTATGAAGTCAAAGATGCTGCCAGCACCGGGGTGTGGTTCGTCATCTACATCTTTGCCCATGTGAATAAACACAGTGTTGTCATACTTCTCTGGGTGGTTCTTCTTTAAGAACTCCATTGAAGAAGCACCCTCAAACTCTGAAGCCTTTGCTTCAGCAGCAGCAACTTCTTCTGGTGCATACTTAGACAAACCACTGACTTGTATTGTGGAAGGAGGTATCGCTTCTTCTGTTTGCTTAGCTAGCGATGCTTCAATTTCTGGGGCTACAGGGGGCGTAGCTTTGACGGCAGCTTTTTTCTGCATCTCTTCCATCAGATCTGCTGATGTCTTCTTGCCTGAAGATTTAACCAATCCTTTTAAAGCTGCTTTACCTACAAAGCCGCCAGCAGCCATCTCTATAGCTTTCATTTTTTTCTCGTACACATCTATAGCCATGTAGTCTTTCGCTTTTTCCAGCGTTACACCATCATGATCATCAGCATACATCTCATTGATAAGCATCCGCTTTTCTTGAGAGAATTTATTGTATTTATTTTTATACACTTTCTGTATATCAGCGGCCTTGTATGTACCATTGACAATCTTCTTAGCTATAGCTGTGCTACGGTTAATACTGCTTTTTAAAGCAAGGCGTTTCTTCAGCGGGGATAATGCTTGATATGTAGGACTCTTAAGTGTATTACCAACATTTCTCATCACTTGATTGTTAGCTTCCTCAGTATATAAACGGTCGTATTCTTTATCACCAGAGGGACTACCATACAAACGCCAAGCCTCAAAGTTAAGTTTGGCAACTTCCCTTTCAATAGGATTTTTATATGGATCTTTTCTAAAACCAACTAAGCGGTTAAAGAACTGACCTTCTCTAATGATAGGTCCTTCACGTAACCGAGGTATTGCTTCAGGTAAATCTTCTTTCCATCCGGGAATCCTAGACTGTATACGTTTCTTTACAGCGTCTGTATTTATAAGAGGTAGGTCACCCTCAAAACCTAAAGCGTTTACTGCCGGTCCTACAATTGGTACATCTTTAACTCTAACAGTAGCGTCTGTATCAATAACATTAGGGTCACGGGCAACAGCCCCTTCTTCGTTAATTAAATCATACAAGTCATAGAAATTTTTAACGACAAAAGGTTGTGTAAATCTAGTAGCAAAATCACCAAACATCTTACCAACAGTTATAGCCCACTGCTCTGCTTCTTTTTCTGTATCAATAGAAGCAATAAGCTGATCTGCTATTACGTTTTGAGAACCTGCTGGCATCTTCATGCCGACAACAGCTTGATAAGCGTCTGATATTTTATATGGAACACCTTGTTCAGCCCGTGCGAATAAGTCAGCAACAGCAAAGTAAGGAGCAAGAGGGAACAAGGCACGAATATCTGTAGTGCTTCCATCATCATTCTTAACGTTGTACCACTCTGTATCTAGATTATTCATCCTGTAATCGTATGCAGCCATCAGACCACCAAGTCCAACACTGCCTTGCATAACTTTTAAATTACCGTCCCGCAAAGCTTTTGTAGCTTTGTCTGTTTCGCCTGCATTTTTAGCAATAATGTATTTAGCATAATCAGAGCCACCTCCTACAAGACCTCCGATAGGACTATATCTATACTGGAAAGCCATAGCATTAGCCATAAATCTAGGGAAAGGAATAGCTAATGAGCTGCCGGGCCATTGCTCAATAAGACGAATAATCCTCCCGGCTCCTGCTTCAAAGGCTCCTTCTATACCTCTCTTGCCGGGCTTAGGCATATAACTAAACGAAGCTTTTAGTGCATCATCAACAGCACGGCTAAGGACTGCTGTAGGAATTAGCTTACCTTCCTGTATCATCTTGTACATATCCATGCCTTGCCTACGCATACTTGTCTCAACGGAGGCAGTGAAGATAGCTCGTCTAAAGAATACATCCTGTGCTGTGTTTAGTACGTTAGCCATCTTACCTATACGAGAGATATCTCTGTTAGATGTTTCTTGTAAAGCACTAAGTAGGTTGTTGCGTAGGGTAGGAGAATGCTCTAGCAGAATGTCAGTAACCTCACCAGCCAGTCCGTTCTTTTTCATGTATACAAAAGTGCGGGTAGCATCTTGGAGACTGCCAGCTAAAGAATCTGCTGCTCTCTTAAAACCTTTACCTTGAACTCCATCTTTAACTGCAACACCTAAAGAATAAAGAAGACCTTCCATGATATCAGAGCCAGACTTAGCAGTTAGACCTATAGCAGTGCCTGCAACGTTACGCATAGTGGTATCAACGCCACTGGTAATCCACGCCTTACCTTCTCTCTCTACACGGTTGACTCCATTTAAACCAGCACGGAATATTTCCCAAGCTCCTGTAGATTTCTCATCGTAGAGGTCCTTCATTTGCTTATCAAACTCAGGATCAGCACCTCTAAGTCTTTTCATCAATTGAGATGCATTAGAGTATTGCTGCATAATTCTAGCAGCATCGGACACCGTCACCTTATTTGCCGCAGCAAAGTCAGCAGGGGTTAATCCCTCCGCACGAATAGCTCTTTCTAACACAGCATCATCAATGGTATCTAAAGAAGCAAACACCCTCTCAATAGCATCACTTGTTTTCTGTGATGGCTTAATCATAAACTCAGGGTCATCTTGAATGACACGCAACGCAACACGCACAGCTCTGCCACTAAGTTCAGTGGCAATCTTAGCGTCCACCATAGCGCTGGCTGGTCCAAACTGATCTAGTATCTTAGCGCCTTCTTTCTTCACGAAGTTAGAAACTTCTTCATCAATCTGTTTATTAACAGGATCAATTAGTTTCTTCTCCAAGGAAGTAACAGGAGATGTAGGTGACTGAGGAATAACTTCCTCTGCTCTTTTCTTTAACTCTTCTTTAAGAAAGCCTTCTTTTGGTTTTGTTCTAGTAGCGGCTTTACCACCAGCATAACCAGCAGTGGCTCCAGATAGAAGCATAGCAGCGCCTACTCGCCAAGGGTTAAGCTCATCCACCTCTTCACCCGCTGCCTCAGACACTGCTTGTTGAATGCGCTGATCAACAATATCTCCACCACCGCCAACAAGAGCTTCAGTGGCTACAGATGTACCAATAGTGGTGGCTTTCTTAATGGCTTCAGAGGTGGCTTTACTTACTGCAACGCCAGCCCCTTTACCAAAGATAAAACCTAGGTAGTTTAGAGGGTCAGTTACAATTGCTTTAACAGCATCAGCATAAGGACGGAAACCTGCCTGACCTCCCTTCTCAGTGACGCCTGCTGTTTCTTGGTACACCTTATGGACAAGAGCGGTCTTTGCCGCATCCTCTGGAGAAGCGTTGCGGATGTAGTTAAGCTCAGGTAATGCTTCCATGAGAACGTTAAGCTCTTTCCCTCTCATGCTCTCCATCCAATCAGCCACGAATTCTTGTCTAGTTTCGGTGGTCTTCTCACCACGTCTCATTCTAATTAAGTCTTCGGTTGTAGCAGTGCGATCAGATTCCAGATTAGTTATGTCACCTTTAAACTCACGGCCTGATCTAGCTTTAGCGTAGTCTTGGATAATATTAAACAGATCATCCCTTTGCCATAAGTCATCAAACGTGTATGTAGAAGGGGCGCTCTTTTCTGGCTCCATATCCATACCAGCAAACTCGCTAGTGGGGTCAATGGGCATGAAGCCTGCTGTAGGTACGTCAGAGGTGGTTGCTACAGGTGTTTCGTTTAACTGGCGAAGTTCTTGTTCATAGTCAACTGGCTGCTCTGTTTTAGTTTCGGTGGTCTGCTCACCACGCCTCATGCTAATTAAGTCTTCGGTTGTAGCAGTGCGATCAGAGTCAAGACTCAGTTGGCGTAGCTCTTCCTCGTAATCAACAGCCTGTTCTGCTTCTAAATTCCGCAGCTCTTCTTCGTAGTTAATATCTGCCATAGCTTATTCTCCTATTATGGCATATCCATTTTTTTTCATATCTTCCATGATTGTAGCTACATCTGTTGGTAAGGTATTATTACGGTTTTCAGCTCTCTTAGCTGCCATTTGTCTAATTTGGTCCATTGTAACTTTTTTCTCTTGAGGAGCTTCCTGTGCTGCTGGTGCTGCTTGTCCTGTCGCTGGCGGTAACACCACCTTTGGCTTTTCTTGTCCATCGGTATTAGGATCAGCAGAAGGCATAGGCGTAAAGATTGGTCTACCTTGATCATCAAAAGGTATTAGCATGGAGCGCAGAGCGGTAGCTACGTCTGTGTTAACAGGCACACCATTTTTATCTAGGTAAGGCTGTGCCATTTTCTCAATAACAGATCTTGCATAATCGTTCACTTCTTTTCTCTTCGCAGAATCTTGACCGATATAGTTGTAAGTACCACTACCATCTGGTAATGTCTCAATGATTAGATCTTTTGACTGCTCTGGACCAAATTTTTCATTGAGCGCTCTAGACGCAGTGCTAGAGAACAGTCGTGCTAATATACTAACAGTAGGAACACCGCTGTCTTCTTTCTTGCCCTTAGCTTCAATAGCTAATACTCTGTCGTATTCTTTTTCAGCTGCTGCTCGTATCTCTGGTGTTTCACCATTTAGCATAGTCATCTTTAAAGCACCAACAGTTGAAGCCCAGTTAGCTTTGTCTGGGTCAAGAGTATCTTTAATTGTTCGTAAACCATCGTAGGTATTCTTAGCTGAGAGAGCTTGCTCACTATCTTTACCATATTCAGAAACAGCATCAGCATATGACATACCTGCTTCTTGTAAACGCCCTTCAATTGTTTTCTTCTTCTTCAAGAACCCCGAAGAAACACTACCCATAGAACCTAAGTCAGAAACAGGGGCAGCGCCTTCTGCATATGCGTCCAGCTCGTCAGCACCCACACCATACTGCTCAGCGTACATCTGTCTTTTTCTTTCGCTGGGAGAAACATCAATGAAACCAAGCAGTTTATTAGTCTGTCCTTCAGCCGGTTTCACTTCACCAACTTGTGGCTGCACTCTCTGTTGCACCAAGTCCATTGCTGTTGTAAATTTTTCAGGCATCTCTCCAACTTTTACATAGTTAGATAAGATATTAGCTTTCTCATCATCACTGAAGCCCTCTTCATGAGCCTTCATCAAAGTGTCGTAGTTAGTCTCGGTACTGATAGCAGCTGCTATTTGCTGTTCCGTCGCCATAGGGTAAACAGAGCTAAAGTTTTTAACTCTAGTTTCATAAACCTTTCTTAACTCGGAGGCTTCTTTCTGCCGTGTCAATCTGTTAGAAGCGGCTAAGTTAAAACGATTAGAAAGAATCTTTTCTTCTTTTTCCCGCTCATCTTCAATACGAGTGGCTAAAGTTTTAGCGAAGCCTGTAGCAAAACCTTTTAAATTAATCCCCATTATTTTCTCCTCTTGCCATCAAGCCTTTTGGCTGAGGTTCTTCTTTATCCTTAACAGAAGATTTTACTTCTGCAATAATTTCTTTTAACATTTTTTCACTAACAGCTTTAGGTTTCTTTGAATCTTCAGGGGTAGTTTTATAACCAACACCACTGATATCGCCAATAGTCTTAATGATCTCAGCAATAATAGGGAAGGCAATTAAACCAACATCAACAGAGTGGATGCCTTGCATTACGGATGCCTTCATAAACGTGTTAGCTAAGTCTGTTACAGTGGCATCTCTAGAAAGAACGTCAGCGATGCCGTCAACAGCCTCATCGCTTGTTAAGCGTTCTGTGTAGAAGTCTACGACATCAGCAAGTTTCACGTACTTTGGAGGCTGCTCCCAAGGATAATTACCCGGCTCACCTGTTAGTGACATACCGGGTACGGGGTTAGTATTGAATACAAGATCAGCGTCCATTGATCAACTCCTGTTTTGTTTTTCTAATCATAGAGATATAATTAGCAACCTGACTGTCTGTGTCAGTGCCTTGTTTTGTTTTTGTTGGTATCTTGGAAGGAGACAGTAAACCAGAAGCTGGTGTTTTCTTTACTTTCGGATCTTCAGCAAGCATGCTGTCAATCTTCTTCATATACTTAGAATAGTTTTTCATAATTATTAACTTGTTACAACAGCAGCAACCACACTTCCGATTGCGTTCCACAATGAGCCATCCTCAGCAGAACCTGCTGCTGATACCTTAGCTTCTGCCTCAAGCTGAGCAATGGCTAAGTTGGTCATCCTATTGACAGAGTTTTCATACGCATTAAAGGCGTTAGAAATTTGATCTCTGTACAACTGCGTCTCATTATTATACTCAGCCAGTGTCATCTGTGTCATGTTCTGAGCATTTAAATAATTAGCTGAGTTCTCTGCAGCAGTGTTAGCTGTGGAAATATCTCTACGCCATTGTGCATTAGCTTGATCAATGACCAATCGGTTTGTGCTGTTAAATTGATCTCTGGCATTCTGTGCCTCTGTGTTTAGTTTAACAATGGCATTAGCTTGGTCAACGTTAAACTGCTCAACCGCATTCTTTTGTGCGGCATTGAACTGATTTACCTGAGAAGTTAGAGAAGCCATGAACTGGTTAGTCTGGTTTTCTGAGGTGGCATTGAATTGCTTAGCAGCATTGTCAGCAGCAGTGTCGGTTAACAAAGCATTTGTATTTGTTTGCGCTTTAAATATACTTGTCTGCTGCTCATTACCTAAGTTAGCCAAGTCCATCTGCAAGAAGCTCTGTGCATTAACAACCTGAGCTTGTTGTCTGTTGTTTAAGTTAGTTGTCTCAAGTGTTGCAATCTGTGCAGCCTCTGCCATCACCACAGCTTGTTGGTTGCTAAGGTTAGCAAGGTCTACACTCTGCGCCATGCGAGCATTCTCCAAAGCAATCTGTTGACTGGCAGTGAAGTTCATGTTAGCAATGTCAGAAACCTTAGCAGCGTTTGTCACCTTCACTTGGAAAGCCTGATCAAACTCCTGCCCCAAGAAAGCAGCACGTTGCTGAGCAGCTAACACAGCTGTCTGCTGCTTGTTGCTCAGGTTCTGCAGGCCCATCTGCTCAAACACTTTAGCATCAGCAGAGGCAATAGGAACAGCAGCTTCCATTGCTGCCTGAATGATTGCTTGACCTGCCATACTAGAAGCGCTAAGTCCTCTAGCTGACATCTGTGCCACAGCAGAGCGCATTGTAGAAGCTGCCCACGGTGGTGGGTTGCCTGCGTCAAAGTTAGACAGCACTTTATTAAGCTGACCCTGCACAGTCATGTCTTCAGTGACAGTGCCTTGAGCAGCAGAGGCTGCGGTTTGTGCTGCCAATGCCTCAGCCTGTGTCATGTCAACACCAGTGCCGCTGATCATCTCACCAGCCTGCGCTGTTCTAGCATCAGGTGCATCCACCTCCTGCGCCTTGTCCAGTGTCTCTGCTGTCAAATCGCCCACAGCTGTTGTTGTGGGGTCTTTCTCTTGTGCTTTCACTTTTTTTGTTACATCGCCCTCGGCTGCGCTTAGTTTATCTAATTCTGTTTGCACCCCGGCAGCTGCTTCAGACGCACTCATCGTCTCAGCTGTCATAGGGGTAGGTGCTCCTACTGTAGCTGCTGTGCCCGCTTGGTCTGCTGTGCCTTGAGCTGCTGTTGCAGGAGCTAAGCCTTCGGTGCCAACGTCCTGCTCAGCAGTGGCAGTGATCTGAGCAGCTGTCATTGTAGGTGCGGCACCCGCAACAGGCTTACCTTGATCGTCAGTTGTTGTTCTACTTGCTAAGGCTGCTTTTGCTTGGGTAAGTTCTGTCTGAGCGGCTGCTTTTGAAGCGGCA